TTGTCAAAATAGAATAACAATGTTTGATTTTCAATGGTCAGGTAATGTTCAAGGTGGTAAAATGAATATTAAAATGGAAAATGATTATGGAATAGGCATTGAGAAAAGAATACACCCAACACAAAAACCAGTTAAACTTTATGAATGGCTTTTAATGAATTATGCTAAAGAAGGAGATAAGATTTTAGATACTCATTTAGGTAGTGGCTCTATAGCTATTGCTTGCGATAATTTAGGATTTGATTTAACCGCGTGTGTATTACGAAGAAGCTACTAAGAGATTAAAACAACACAAACAACAAATAAGAATGTTTTAAGATGACAGATTTAGATTACACAATAGCAAAGAACCGTTTAGAGATATTGTTATTAAAAGCACAGGAAAGTTTAAAGGAAGGCAGAGTAACACAAAGCAAGATGGAGGCAATAGAAACGCTGCAATCAACTTTAAAAGCTATGATACAATTACGCTTAACAATAGATGAATTAAACAAAAAGAATACACTAATCACGTTACAGAACGTTAAAGCATATAAAGAAACTGCTGAACTAAAGAAAAAATTTATTAATTTTAAACAATGAACGCTATATATTACACAATGCTGATTGCAATATTCCTTGCATTTTTCGCAGGTGTGTTTACTGTTCTATTGTACCAACAAATATTTGAGAAATGAAACAAGCAATTAAAAATACATTAGCTGCAATACTTGGATTAATACTTACCCCAGTATGGCTGCCAATTACATTAACATTTTATTTAATTGACAAATGGCGAAAAAAAGAACAATGAACGAACTACGACAAACAAAGGATACTGTTTATGAACATCCATATTACCCTGTGGAAAATAGCTTAAATTATTTGTGTGCTATATACCCAAACGATGCTGATCTTGGTGCAGCTATTCGCCAACACTTTGATAAATATAAATAATGTTAAACGCTAACCAAAAAGGAAAACGCTTTGAACTACGCATTGCAAAAGATCTTGCAAAGAAGTTTGATACCAATATAAGAAGAACACCAAATAGTGGGGGATTATCCATTAAAGGAGATATACTAACAACAAGCGGAATACTATCTGAATACAGTTGGGAGTGTAAGAACCAAGAAAAGCTAAACATCTGGAAAGCATTGCACCAAAGCGAAAGCGATGCAAGAGGCACGCTAAAAACGCCTGTAGTAGTATTTACAAAGAATCACGAAAATGATTACTGTGCTTTACGGTACGAAGATTTTATTAATATATTATTAGAGCTTGATGAATTGCGTAATGAAAGCAAATGATGTTTTAAATATATTACACGACCACCAAAAAACGTGGTTATTAATTGCAGATCGTTTACTGTATAGAGATGATGAACAAACCACACAGGACATAGTACAAGAAATGTATCTACAGATATATGATTTAATAGAAGATGATAAACTACAACCACAGCAGATAATAATAAACAACAAGCCACACTTTGGAATAGTGAAACGAATTATAGAACAATTAATACAACACCAGGCGAATAATGAAAACAGATTACCAAAGGATGATAACTGTGTATTAAATAACATAGTACAGGATGAGGTAGAAAACGTGGAGGAGCTAACTACACTCATAGAAGAAATACTACAAGAAATGCATTGGTTTGATAGGAAGCTATTCAAGCTATATGTAAAGAAATTTAATAGCGTTAGATCATTAGCAAAAGAAACTAAATTAGGACACGTTACAGTATATAACACAATAAACAAATGCAGAAACAATATAAAAAAAAAGTTAAATGAAAAGTAAAGGATTAGGCGATACCGTAGAAAAGGTAACAAAGGCAACAGGAATAAAAAAAGCAACAGATTTCATATTTAATAAATTAGGAGTTGATTGCGGATGTGATAAAAGAAAAGAAAAATTAAATAAGTTATTTCCATATAAAAAACCAGAATGTTTAACAGAAGAAGAATATATGGTACTTAAAGGATTCTTTAAAAGAGTTAAGAGCAATGTATCAGCAAGCGAACAAACTGCATTGCTTGATATTTACAACAGAGTATTTAAACAGAACAAGCAACCATCAACCTGCGGAAGCTGTGTAAAGGAATTAGTAAACGATATGAAAACACTATTTAAAGAGTATGAACAAGAACAAGAAGCACAAGCTGAAAAAGGAAGCTGAAGATAAATTAAGAGAGTATCTTAATGAATATGAAGAAGATATAAAAAACAATGAAAATACAATGAGAGATGAGCAATAATGAAAACTTAAAACATTTTGAAAAAGGACAAAGCGGAAATCCTAAAGGCAGACCAAAAGGCAGCAAGAACCGCAGCACAATAGTTAAGGAAATATTAAACCTAATGGTGCAAGTAAAAGATGATGAAGGCAATGATAAATGGCAAAGCAATGAGTATCTAATAGTACAGGCAATGGTAAACAAAGCAATTGAAAAAGGTGATGTTGCTGCGTTCAACGCGTTGTATGATAATCTATATGGCAAGTTAAAAGATACTGTTGATATGAATACTACTGAAACAATAAACCACGATTTTAAAAAGCTAATTAGTGGAATTAAGTTTAAGCAGTAAATACAGAGTATTCCATACATCAGATGCACGTTACTTTATTGTAACAGGCGGCAGGGGATCAGGTAAATCATTTGCAATTAACACCATACTGTTAATGCTTACCTATCAAGCAGGGCATACCATACTATTTACAAGATACACATTACGAGCAGCAGCCATTAGTATCATACCAGAATTTATTGAGAAGTTAGAATTGTTAAACGTTTCACAGGAGTTTAAAATAACACGTGATGAAATAATAAACAAAGGCAACGGCAGCAAAATAATATTTCGTGGGATTAAAACCTCATCAGGCGATCAAACAGCAAACCTTAAATCATTGCAGGGAATTACTACTTGGGTAATGGATGAGGCAGAAGAATTAAACGATGAGGATATATTTGATAAGATTGATTTAAGTGTACGTAACAAAGCACAGGATAATAGAGTAATACTAATATTGAATCCAACTACAAAAGAACATTTTATATATCAACGTTGGTTTGAATCACGTGGCATTGAAGCAGGAGCAAACATAACTAAAGAAGATACATCATACATACACACTACATACAAGGATAATATAGAGAACCTTTCACCAAGTTATATTAAGCAAATAGAAACAATGCAGAAGCGCAGACCAGAACGCTACAAGCACACAATACTTGGTAGTTGGTTAGATAAAGCAGAGGGTGTTATATTTGATAATTGGATAGTGGGAGAATTTAAACAGGTTGGCAAAATAGTATTTGGGCAGGATTACGGTTTTAGTAATGATCCAAGTACATTAGTAAAAACAAGCATAGATAAATCAAACAAGGTTATATATGTACAGTTGTGTTTCTATCAACCTAAATTAACCACAAGTGAGATAGCAGTATTAAATAAAAAGTTTGCAGCTAATAACTTAATTGTTGGTGATAGTGCTGAACCACGTTTAATAACTGAACTGAGCGCACATTGTAATATAGTGCCTGCAATCAAAGGACAGGGAAGCATTACATACGGTATTAGTTTACTACAGGATTATGATTTGGTTATTGATCCAGAAAGCACGGATATAATAAAGGAGCTTAACAACTATTGTTGGTTAGAAAAGAAAAGCCAAACACCAGTAGATAATTTTAATCACGCTATTGATGCATTGCGTTATGCAGTAAGCTATCAATTGCAGAATCCACATTTAGGTGAATATCATTTATATTAAAATAAAACAATTAATTAAGTATCTTAAGTTCATTGATAAAAAGAAAATGGAGTATATGATTAAAGCAGGCAGAGCAATGTTTTAATTGTAGCCTGGCTTAAGCACCCCTTAAGCATTAAGATAAGAAAAGATAATATAAGATAAAATAAAAAAAGATAAGATACGTGCATAACACTAAGCACTTTTTTTTACATTATATATAACTATGAAAGCACAAATCAAAGTACCAGAATCACTTGAAGAAATTACACTTAAGCAATACCAGAAGTGGTTAAAGATTTCAGAAGGCAAAGAACTTGATTCATTTTTACAACAAAAGATGATTGAGATATTTTGCAATGTACCGCTTAAAGAGGTGTTAACTATTAAGATGAATTACGTTAATAAAATATGTACAGCTATAGATGAATTGTTTAAACAACAACCTATGTTTATTGATAGGTTTAAATACAAAGGTGTACAATATGGCTTTATACCTAAACTGGATGATATTACATTTGGAGAATATGTTGATTTGGATACTTACCTTGCTGATTGGAGTTTAATGCATAAAGCAATGAGTGTATTATACAGGCGTATTAATTTTGAAAAGGATAAGGAGTACATTATTGATCCTTATGAAAGTGCAGAAGCATACGATTTGCAAAGCATAACTTTAGATATTGTATTTGGTGCGCTTGTTTTTTTTTACAATTTAAGCAACGAGTTACAACTTCGTATCCTGAATTATTTAGCGACACAGGAGGAAGTGGACCTGCCTCAAGAACTGAGGGCTTCAGTATTAAATGGGGATGGTATCAATCCATCTATGGATTATGCAAAGGGGATATTATGAAAATAGATGAGGTAACAAATATTAAACTACACACTTGTTTGATGCACTTATCATTTGAAAAAGATAAAGCAGAACTTGAACAACATATAATAAAGAGCAATGCAAAGAGATGACATATTAAAAGAAATAATGGATCGTGAGATGTTTGGCAAGGATGAATATGTAATACTTGCTGATGGTTTTGAAGATGCGTTTTTAGGTGTTACAGCAGTTAAACCTGCTCGTGCAGTATATAGTTATTGGAAGTGTTTAGATATTATTATGAAACAAGATGATAGCGATTTTGATGAAGCACTTGATTGGCTGAATGAATTTATAGATGAAGAATTAGGAGAACACGCTCCATTATATATAAAATTATTATGAAAAGTTTTTACAACGTAATAGATAAAATTAAAACGGTAGTTACATCAGAGCCGTTTAACAACGAAATAACATTTGGCGATATTGCTGATATTGATTTAAAGAAGCAGAGTTTATTTCCATTGGCGCACGTAATGATAAACAATGCCACAATAAACAACCAATATGTAACAATGAACATTACAATATTCTTTATGGATTTAGTTGATATTAGTAATGAGCAAACAACAGATTTATACAGGGGCAACGATAACAGGCAAGATATACTAAACACACAACTGGCATTAGCCACAAGGGTAATAAGAGTATTGCAAAAGGCAGAGCCATACAGAGATGAGTTTGAATTGTTAACGGATGCAAGCTGTGAGCCATTTACAGAACGTTTTGATAATATGCTTGCAGGATGGGCAGTAACGTTTGATATAGGTGCAAAAGATGATATGACACATTGTTAATGAAAGAATTTGATAAGATATTAAAAAAGTATGCTGATTACGTAATACGTGAATCAAGGAATAATTTAGTTAGAGGCAAAAACAATGCTTCACAACGATTATCTGATTCATTGGGTTACACTATCAAAGATACAAGCGTTAAGTTTGAAGGCGAGTATTATGGGCAGTTTGTAGATCAAGGTGTTAAGGGTGCGGAATCAACATATCCAGAAAGCGGAAGTTCTCCATTTAAATACACTAACAAAATGCCACCATCAAAAGCGTTTGATAAGTGGACTGTTAGAAAAGGCATAGCACCAAGAGATGAGGAGGGTAAGTTTTTAAAAAGGCAATCATTAAATTTTTTAATAGCACGAAGCATTTACAAAAAAGGAATTAGAGCAACATTGTTTTTTACAAAACCATTTGAAAAAGGGCAGGAGCTTTTTGGAGATGATTTTGCGGAAGCAGTAATAAAAGATAAATTAATATGAGTACAATAATAAGAACAAGATCACCATTTTTTATAAGGACACCAAACGAAACGGATGCTAATTTAAGTTACTTTCAAATAGTAATAACAGTTCACGGAGGGGTAACTGGCTCATCTACAATATGTGATAATTTATACGCAACTTATACATTAAAGAAAAAAATACTTGGCACAGAGAACTCTGTAACATTTGAAATAAGTGAGATAGTTAACGATCATCTAACACAAACATTTAATGGCACGTATTCAAATAGTTCAGCAACGCAATCTATTTGGGTAGATGTATCAACAACTGCAAGGCAATCTAATGGCACTATTATAGGAAGTGCAACAAGCACAACATATTTAGCGCAGGAAGGATTTAATAAATTCAAAGAAGGTGTTAACTATACAACAGAGCCAACAGCAATGATTAGTGCTAATATTATACAGTACGATAGAAACGGCACAGCAACAATACCTGTTAATGTAGAAAGAGTTACATCAGTTCAATGGCGTAATGGATCAAGCGTAAGGGAAACAGATAGCTTTACTGATAATGGGAATCAAAATCAAAAAATACAATATGCACAATTTACAGGAACAACATTGTTAGATAACGCATTAATTACGTATGATGGTGGAAGCACAACAACAATAACATTAGATCCAATTGAAGAATGTAAGTATGAAGTATTTAAAATAACATTCCTAAATAGATGGGGTGCTTTACAGGATATATTCTTTTTTAAAAAATCAACTGAAACATTAGATACAAGAAGCGAACAATTTAATAGAAGTATATTTAAAGCAAGGGATGTTTCATTAGAGCCGCCAGAAGAAGGAGATGATTGCGTTGAAACAATTACATATAATTCATATAGCACAACAGCTCACGCAAAAAAAGTATTT